TCGACCTGAACGCTTTCGCGGAACGCTGGGGGAACCGCATCGCCGGCAATATCGGCACCAGGCTGGAACGGGGAATATGACCAAGCAAAAGCGCGTCCTGCTGGCCGTGAAGGCGCTGGTCGAAGCCGCCTTGCCGCTGGCATCGGTCGCCGGATTCGACGCGGACGCCATGAAGCCGCAACGGGTGCCCGCCAACGGCATCGTCATCGGCCACCCCGGCGAGCCTGGCGACCCGGACGTCGACCTGTCGCCGCTGGCCTTCAACTATTCGCACCGCCTGGTGCTGGAAGTCGCCGGCCCCGACATCGACGCCATGCTCGAGGCGCTCGCCACGGCGGTCGCCGCCGACCGGTCGCTGGGCGGGCTGTGCGACTATTTCGGCGCCGAAGCGCCCGACTTCAACGACCGCAGCACCGACGCGATCGCGACGACCAACTGGGCCACCCTGCCCCTGGTCGCCGAATATTCGACCGACGCCGCACTGCAATAGCAAAGGAACCGACCACATGAAGGCAATCGTCCTGCACGGCGCCGCCCCCGACAACGGCGGCACGATGCACCCCGCTGGCGCCAAACTGACCGTCGCCGACGACGACAAGCCGGGGCACATCAGCGCCGAGCGCGCGCATGCCCTGGTCAAAATCCATTCGGCCGCTGCGGCCGACGGGAAGGCCGCCCCGACCAGCTGACGCGCCGACCTTCACCCCAACCGCCTAACCCGCTTCGACCACAGGAGTCACGAACATGGGACGTGCACGCGGCGCCAACGCCCTGCTGAACATCAAAGACGAATCCACCTACGGCACGCCGCCCGGCGGCAATTACAACCAGGTGCCGTTCGTGACCTGCGACCTTGGCCCCGAACAGGGGCTGATCGAAAGCGACCTGCTGGGCCAGGGGCGCGAGCCGGAAGACCCGGTGCTGGACGTCGTCAACAACGACGGCAACCTGGTGGTGCCGGTCGACGTCCGCAACTTCGGCTATTGGCTGAAGCTTTACTTTGGCGCGCCGGTCACGGTGGCTGCCGGGTCGGCCAGCGGCGACATCACCTTTTCGGGGCAGCCGGCGGTTGATTCGACGGTGACGATCAACGGCACCGCCTTCACCTTCAAGGCGTCGGGCGCGACCGGCAACCAGTCGAACATCGGCGCGACCCTGTCGGACACACTCGACAATCTGGTGACCGTGCTGAATGGCAGCGCCGTTCCCGGCGTCGCCACCGCGACCTATTCGAAGGTCGGCACGACGAAACTGCACGTCGCCTATGACACCGCCGGCCTCGCCGGCAACGCCTTCACGCTTGCTGCCGCCGCAGGGTCGAACGGCACGGTCAGCGACGCCACGCTATCGGGTGGCACGAATAAGCACACCTTCGCGTCCGGCGCTGCGACGCTGCCAAGCCGGTCGGTCGAAATCGCCATGCCCGACGTGCCCAACTATGAAATGAACTACGGCGCGCGCGGCGGCACGTTGCAGATTGGCCTGACCCGCCGCGGTCTGCTGAACTGCAACCTTGGCCTGGTCGCCAAGGGCGCGCTCGACCCAGCGCTGACCAGCGGGGCCGGAACGCCTGTCACGCTGGCGGTCACCCGCTTCGCGCAGGCGACTGGCGAAATCACCCAGGACGGTGTCCAGCTGGGCAGCGTGGTCGCCGCGACGCTCAATTATTCGAACAATCTCGACAAGGTCGAAACCATCCAGCCCGACGGCGAAATCGAGGATGCCGACCCGGGCATGTCGGGCGGCACCGGCAACGTCACGGTGCGGTTCAAGGACCAGGTGTTGCTGAACAAGGCCAAGGGCCGCGAACCGGTCGAACTAACGTTCGGGTGGACCTTCGGCGCCTTCAGCCTGCTGTTCAGCTATGAACGCGCCTTCCTGCCGCGCTCAAAGCGGCCGATCACCGGCCCCGCCGGCATCCAGGCCAGCTTCGACTGGCAGGCGTCGGGCGCGGACGGCAACGTCTGCACCGTCGAACTGGTGAACGACGTCGCCAGCTATTGATGAAATGACGGGGGCGCGGCTGACGCTGCGCCCCGCGTCGCAAGTGAAAGTGATTTCATGCTGACCATCGGCAAGGCACCCGAAGCGGTGCGTGTGGTCCTGCGCGAGGCGCAGGGCAAAGACCCCGAAGCATTCGTCCTGCTCGACCCCATCACCCCAAAGCTGCGCCGCCGCGCGCTTAGGGTGGCATCCCGCGAAATGGTGGCCGCCGGCGTCGACAAGTTCGCCGACTTGAACCCCGAACAGCAGCGCGACGTCGGCGACCTGGTCAGCTTCGAACTGATCAGGCTGGGCGCACGCGAATGGGGCGGCATCGGTGACGAAAGCGGGCAGCCGGTGGCGCTGACGCCCGACCAGGCGACACGCCTGCGCACCGCGACCGACCTGGACCGCCCGACGGGGACGATCGACGCCCTGCTGCACGACGAAGTTGAATTCGCCAAGTTGGACGCGGGCTATGTGATGCCAGATTCGCTGCGGCTCGCGGAAAAAAACGCATCGTCCGGCTCGCCGAATGGCACTTCGGTGGCGGCGACGCCGGGCAAAGATACTGCCACCTGTCGTGCGGGGTCGCGGAAGGGTCGGAGCGCTGCGAAGAATGCCCCTACACGCAAAACGCGCTCGACACGGACGAAGGCGAAGCGGTCTGGCAAGTCCTGACCGCCTGCCAGCGTCAAATTCGCACCGCCGGCATGGTCGGCGCGCCGCTGGGGTTGGATTTCGCCGCGGTGCTGCACTTCGGCGAAGCGCTGGGCGCTGACGCCGAACTGCTCGCCGAAACCCTGCCCGATTTCGAGGCCGCCGTCCTGGCGAGCCTGAACGATGATTTAGCCGATAGCGAGGATTGAACACGCACATGGGACGTCCCCAGGTTTTCATTCGCGTCGGCATGGCGGGGCAGGCGGACATCAACCGTGGCTTCGCGCAGATCGCCGACGACGGCAGCGCGCAGGCGTCGCGCCTGCGGGCCAAGTGGGAAAGCGAAACCGCGCTCGTTTCCGCCGCGGTCGATCGGGCAGCGAAGACGGCCGCGCGGCTGTCGCAGGTCAGCGCTACCCCTGCCCAGCAGACCATCAACCAGGCGGTCGGCATCGGGTCGGGCGGGGCGAACGCCGAAGCGTCGGCGAAGGCGCTGGCGGCCGAACTGGACCGCGCCGAAAAGGAAGCCCACGCGCTGATCGCAGCGATCGACCCGCTGTTTGCGGCGCAGGCGCGCTACACCGCACAAGTCGAGCGAATCAACGCGGTCAGGCGCACCGGCCAGGTCGACGAAGCGCGCTACCAGCAGCTGCTGGCGCACGAAAAGGTGTTGCTGGACGAAGCGACGCAGGCGGCGGCGCGCAACAACGCCACGCGCGCACAGACCCGCGCCGGTTTCCAGCAATTGTCGTTCCAGTTCGGCGACATCGCGCAGCAGGTCGCGCTGGGCACGCGCTATTCGGTCATTTTCGCGCAGCAGTCCGGCCAGGTCATCCAGGCCATGCAGTTGATGGGCGGCGAGGGCAACGCCTTCCTGAAATTCCTGGGCGGCCCTTGGGGTCTGGCGCTTTCAATCGCGGTCCAGGCGCTGGTGCCGTTCGCCGGCAAGATGATCGAAACGAAGGACGCGATCGGCGACGAAGTCGACAAGTTGAAGGAACAGGAGCAAAAGACGCGCCTAAGCGCCGAAGCGCAGTTGGCGTTCGAACGCACGATCGACGGGTCGATCGCGAAAATGCGCGAACTGACCAAGGAACTCGAAGCACAGAATCGCACGCTCGAGGACAATATCGCGCTTAAGAAAGCGGCGATCGCCACCGGGCTGGCCAGCACCACGTCGAACATCGGCATCGTCAGCGGCCAGCTGTCGGCCGCGATCGACGATCTTCACCGCTACCAGACAATCATCAATTCGCCGCTGGCCGGCGGCGAGGCGCAGCAGGCCGCGCAGCAAATGTTCGACGCGACCAAGGCCCAGGTCGATTCGCTCAACGAACAACTGCGGTCGCTGACCAAGGCGTCGGAAGACGGCGCCAAGGCGCTTCGCTCGGTCGATTTCCCCCTGCTCGAGCGCCACGCCAAGGAACTCACCGACCCGATCGCGAAGATCAACCGCCTGTATGACGACATGGCGACCAAGGCCAAGGCCGCCGCGTCGGGCAACGACAAGCTGAAGGCCAGCCTGTCCGCGACGCTCGACGACATCGAAAAGCGGCGCAAGGCCGACCTGGACGCGGCCAAGGCGACCGGCGGTTACAGCAACCGCGAATCTGGCCGCCAGATCAGCGCCAGCGACGCCGCCGGCATCGCTCGCGCCGCGGGCCTTCAGGTCAACAGCGCCGACCGGTCCTATGACCACCAGAAGCAACTTTATGACGCTTGGGTCGCCGCCGGCATGCCGAAGGACAACCCGGTCGCCAAGCCC